CGCGGCCAGGGCACGGCACGCCACGATCGACTGCCCATCGGCGGGAAGTCGATCGGGCACAGGTTCCTGTTCCGGCACGGGGCTGCGCCCCGCCGGTTCGATGGCATCTGGCATATGGATAAGCCTGTGGTTAAGCGCGGGAAAAGCTGTGGGCGGCGCCGTTACGGCGCGGCGAAGCCCTGTGCGTTGACGTAGACCTGCGCGCCGGTGGTGATGCAGGCGACGTTCATCGCCGTGGCCGCGGTGCCGCGCAGCGGGGTGGGAAAGGTGATCTCCACGGGCGCGGCCATCGCCGCCGGCAGCAGCTGCCGCCAGATCACCGTGGCGCCGTCCTTGATCACCACCTCTGTTGTGACCGTCGCATGCGCGTTGCGGATGTCGATCGAGGTCACGTAGTTCCGGATGCCGGCAGCCGCCGCCGCCCGGAGCACCACATCGGTGGTGTTGATGATCCCGCCCGCGGCAGCGGCGTACTGCCAGTCCGCCTCGGGGATGGCGTAGGGCTTGGTCACCAACGCGCCGATCAGCGTCGCCAGCAGATCGACGCCGCGCGCCGTGGTGACGGCGACGGGGTTGGCCGAGTAGCCGGTGGCTGCCAGCACCGGCACGGCGCCGCTGGTGTTGCGCGCCTGCCCGCCCACCGGCGTCACGGCCGGCGGGATGGTGCTGAGGACGTTCACGCCCAGCCCCTGGCCCGCGACGGACTGGCCACGGCCGGCCGTGATCTCCGTCGTCAGCTCGGCATAGTCCGCGATGGTGACGAACTGGACCTTGATGTCGGTGTTCGAGGCGGGCGCGAGATTGCGCGAGACCGAGGCCCAGCCGGTGTTCAGATAGGCGCCGGTGAAGGTCGAGCCCACCAGGTCGAAGCTGTTCGCGTCGATCACCGTGATCGTGAACGTCCCATTCGCGCCGGGCACGCCCGAGACGTCGGCGACGGTCACTACGTCGTTCGTGGCAAAGCCATGCGCTGCGCGAGTGATGCGCACCGCGCCGCCGCCGTTGTTCGCCACCGCCGAGATGCCGCTGATGAACTGCCGGTTCCGCACGCGGATGCGAAAGCGATACAGCGCATTCGGCTCCGGGATCTGCTGGTGGCGGACATAGGAGTTGGAGCGCGCCGCCGTGGTGTCGAGCAGCCGGCCGTGGAAGTAGCATTCGTCGTTGGTCGGCTCGAGCTCCAGCACGGACCAGCCGGCCGGGGCCGTGGTCGGAATCGTGCTGCCGGAGGTGCTGCCCAGGCGCGGCGCGCCCTCGCTCTGCACCTCGTAGTTCGCGAGCGTCGCGCTGGCCCCGTCCAGCCGCCAGGCCGCCGCACTGCGGCCGTCCGGCTGCGCCGTGGTGGGGTCGATGCTGACGAGCTCGAGCCACACCGACTGGCCGACGATGCGCTGGCTCATATTCACCGCCACCATGACCCGGAGCGGGATGGTGAAAGTGGTGCGGCTGGTGAGCGTCAGCTCATCGTCGAGCGTGGTGCCGGTGGAGATGGTCACCGCGCCGTCGGCGACGGTGTGGGTGATGCCGCCGCCGGTGGCCGCGATCTCCCACCGCGCTGGGTTGATCTCGGTGCCGTTGAAGCTGTCGCGGAACTTCTTCTGCATGCTCTTGATCTTGAGCATGTCGTCGGTCCAGTCGTAGGCACCTGCGATCATGGCTGTGCTCCTGGGGCAGGCTCGGCGCGCGGCGACGCGGCGCCGGTGGCGGCGATTTCGATAGCGGCGAGCTGAGCGGCGTCCTGGGCCGCACCCGACTTGGCGACGCGGCGCGGATCGCTGTCGAGCGACAGGCCCGCCTCATCCAGCAAGGCATTGGCCTCACGGATCATCTCCACCACCTGGCGGAAGTCGTAGCCGAAGGCACCCACCGCCTCGGGCTGCGGCACGAAGCCGGCGCGGACCTGGGCGATCAGCGCCGTGGTGTCCTTGAGCGGGTCGATCATCTCGTGCGCCGGTGGGACATGCGAGAGGCCGTCCGGCACCTCAGCGCCCCACAGCCCGAGCAGCGCGCCCTGCTGGTGGAAGCGATCGGCGATGGGCCGCACCAGCATCGGGATCAGCATACCGTACTGCACCTGCTCGCAGAGGCGCCGAAACTCGATCTTGCCGGCGCGGAGCGAGGAGTAGTTCGCCTGGGTCAGGTCGCCGGCCACCTGATCATAGGTCAGGCCAGTGCCGACGGCCGACGCCTCCAGGGCACGACGGGCGAAGGCGGCGTGGCTGCCGCCGCCGGACGGGTTCACCACCTCTACCGATCCCATGCCGCGGCGATAGAGGATCATCCCGGGCTCGAAGCTCTCGACCGTCCGGCCTTGGGCGTCGCGCAACAGACCCGACGCCGGCCCGGTCATGGCGTCGTCGCCGTCCTCGGACACGACGGCGGCGAGGCAGGCCTCAATCTTGGCTTTCATCAGCAGCGCCGCCTCGTAGTCGCCGAGATCGCGCAGGCGGGTCAGCACGGGCGCCAGCCAGGAGACGTCGCGCAGCTGTCCCGGCCGGCGCTTGCGATAGATGTGCAGCACGTCACGTGCTGGGACGCGCTGGCTGCTGAGCCAGGTGGCGCCGCCGGGCAGAACCCAGGATGCGCCGGGATAGACGCGGTGCAGCCAATAGCCGACCGGCTCGCCGGCCTCGCCGAGGCCGATGCCCTGCAGCGTGGGGACACCCTCAATGACGCCCTGCCGCGCCGCGTCGAGGTGGTCGCTTTCCAGCACCTGCAGGCGCAGGCCGATCGGGTTGGCCGGCGTGATGTCCGCCGGCAGCAGGCGGACGAAGCATTCCCCGCTCTCTACCACCGCACGCATGACCAGAGCCTGGAGGCCATAGAGGTCGAGCCGCCCCTCGGCATCGCAGGCCGTGCTGTCGGACCAGCGGCGCCAGGCCTCGGCGTGCGGTTTGTCGGGCCAGCGGGTGGTGATGCCGGCACCCACGGCGTTGCCGGTCCAGAGATCGACGATGCGGGCGGCGTAGGGGTCGTTGCGGACGGCATCGCGGGCGCGCCGCGCCACGGTGGGTGCGGCGGCGCCGACCTCCGCCGTGGCGCTGCCCCCGGAGGCGGCCCAGCTCGAGGCGCGGCTGTCCTGCGCGGCGGCATAGCCGCGCAGGGCGTGCCAGGCATCTCGAAGGCGCCCCATCACCTGCTGCCCTCACGCGAAAAGCTGGCGAAGGTCACGTTGGGCCGGCGCGCGGCGCTGTTCTCCGCGGCGTGGAGCACCGACAGCGCGCGGCCAAGCTCGTCGAGCGAGCGGTATTCCACGGTGCGGCCATCGAAGGTGACGCGCGTGGTGCCGCCGGTGAAGGCAGCCGCGAGGACGGCGGCGCGGGTGCCAGCGGGCTGCGCCAGCGCCCAGGCGAGGACGGTCGGATCCATGCGCGTCCTCCTTTCAGCGAAGCCAGCCGTTGCGGGGCGCGAGCCAGCCGCGTGGGCGTTGGGTGTCAGTCGCGACCTGCGGCAGCGATGGAGGCGCGACATTCCCGCCGGTGGGAATCTCGCCTGCCGGCAGCGACAGCGCATCCGCCATCCGCGCCCAACGCCCGTCGCCCCAGCCATCCATGCCGAGGGCGGCTGCAGCAGCGCGGGCATAGACCCGGCAGTCCAGCGCCTCGTTCCGTTCCCTGGTCTTGACCCATTCCAGGCGGCGAAAGCCATTGCGGCCGGCGCGCGCGACGAATTGCTCGGCGGTCAGCTGGCGGCAGAATTCCTCACCCGCTGCATGCAGCGGCAGGTGTACAAAGCCGGGCGGGAATGGATCGCCGCTCTCCGCCGTTGGCCGCTCCAGCTTCAGCCAGCCATAGGTCTCGCCCTTCAGGAAGGACGAGCCTACGGGCCAGACCTTCAGCCCGCCCAGCTTGCGGCCGTTCCGCCGCACCTCCGTGGCCGAGGGCTGCCCGATCGCCGCCCGCAGACCGTCCTGGCCTTTCACGGCAATGGCACGGCCGGCACCGGCCCGCCGCACGAAGGCGTAGACCTCGGCGGTCGTCATGCCGTCGCCGCTGTCGATCGCCGTCATGGCAAGGCCGAGCCGGTGGCCGGAGGCGTGCCGCCAGGTTTCGCCCAGCAGGCCGCGCAACTCGTCCCAGACGGCCGCCTCGAAGGGATTGCCGACCAGGATGCGATGCTCGATCAGCCAGGACTGCCGATCCTGCGCCCAGGCCCAGATGCTGGCCTCGAGGCGGTCGCGCTGGACGTCGACACCGGCGGTCAGCAACAGCCCCTCGGCAGCAACCGTGCCGGGCGCCCATTCCTCGCGGCGATCGTAGAGCCGCTGCCAGTCTGGCGCCTCGCCGCTCTCCTGCCAGGTCTCGCCCAGAACCGTGTTCCGAAAGGTCTTGATGGCGCGATCGTCGCCCTGGGCCGCCTCCCAATCCCGCACCGCCTGCGACCAGGAGAACCAGCCGACCGGCGAGTAAAGCGCCGAGATGTGGAAGCCGATCGCGTGTGGATCCTGCGGGATGGCGGTGGGGCGCCATTCGCCGCCGGCCAGCATGGCGGTCTTGTGCTGCTCGCCGATGGCGCCGTCGCAGGCCTCGCAGAGATAGCGTGCGCTGTCCGGTTCGCCCTTGTCCCAGATCAGCCGCTCGAAGCGCAGCCATTGCATCGCCGCGCAGTGTGGGCAGGGCAGAAAGAACCGCCGCTGGTCGCTGGCCAGGTATTCCCGCTCGATGCGCGACAGGCCCGAGATGGTGGGTGTGCTGACCAGCAACGTCTTACGGCGCCAGCCAAAGGTGCGCGCCCGCGCTTCGGCCAGCGCGACGGGGTCACCCTCGCCCTCGACGTCGCCGGGATAGGCATCGACCTCGTCGAGGAATAGGAAGCGCGCGGACATGGAGCGCAGACCAACAGCGCTGTTGGCGCCGGTCATCACCAACTGGCCGCCGGGGAACTCCTTGCTGAGCTGGCGATTGCCGCTGTCTCGCGAGCGCGCCGGTGCGACCCGCTGCCGGATGGCGGGCGTCTCCTCCACCAGCGGGTCGATGCGCTGATCGGAAAAGCGCT